GAAAGATATACTAACAGGATCTTTTCATCGGGAACTGTCGAGGCGCTTTTAGGTAAAGGATCTTATTTCATACCGCTAGGAAAAGCTGAGTCCGTTTCTGTATTGGATGCCGATGGCGGCAGTGTTAATTATTCATTCAATGTAATATCACAGAAGCTTGTGATCCATGATAATGTCATTCCAGAAAGTTTAACTGCCACATTTAATATATTGGGTTTAACTCAGCATGAATCTTCAATAGCAGCTCTTGGTATAAAGATGTTAATTTCATCAATGTATGAAAACAGGGAAGATACAGTGACAATGAGCGTTAGTGATATACCGTTAAATTCAGTGTCAATACTTGACGCAATAAAATTGCCAGAGGTTTAATGATGAGATCAGGACGGTTACGGCATCAAATAAAAATCAAACGGCATACAGGTGAGCAGGGTTCTAAGGGGCAGCTACTAAATAATTATAATGTAGTCCGTTCATCAAAAGCGAATGTTCAGGTTTTATCTGGCTCTGAATTGATCAAGGCGGGGGTAAGCTCAAACACAGAAGTATGCTCCATATTGATCAGGCGTAGCGCTGAAATTCAGCATGACGATATTATTGAGTGGCGGGGTAATGACTACACCATTAATTCAATTAAGCCAGATGATAAAAATCGTCAGCTTATTATTACCGTCTCTAGGGATATTTAGATGCCAGTAAAAACAACGGGTATGGAAGAGTTTGATGAGGATATAAACAATCTCCTTAAAATGGCCTCATCTAAAGAAGTTGTTGATGCGGTCAATGACGGCTGGAGTATAGTTACCGATCAAATGGTGTCTAACATAGCATCTATGGATTTAATTGACACTGGACTGATGATAAATCAAAAATCAACCTTAACAAATTCAGGTATGAGTTTTAATAGTGGCTATCCTTTCACTTATGCTGAGTCGGGCATTTTCAAATCAGATTCAGCTATGGCAATCTTTGGTAAAAATGCCAGTAAAGATATCCCAGCATCAATGTATGCGTTCTGGCTTGAGTTTGGCACTCAACCTCACAGTCTAGATGCTGGAGATAAGGCATACCATAGCGGTCGGAGTAACGCAAAAAGCACGAATGTTAACGATGGCGATAAAGTGACAAAGGGTATTGCTCCAACGTACTTTATTAGTAGGGCATTTGATATGAAAAGTGAAATTGCGTTCGCTAAAATCGAGTCAAACCTTGGCAAGCTAATGGATAAGTATTTAAAATGAATAAAGATGAATTGTACTCTGTTGTTTCTAATGCCACAACATCTAAGTTGTACCCAGATTTTGTGCCAAAAAACGCGCCACTGCCAGCGCTATCATACACTCATAACTCTAATGGGAAGAAAAGAATACTCAAAGGGGTTTCACGTGGAACTTGGGATATATGGCGAATAAGTATATCTGGCAGAAGTCGTGATGAGTGTGATACCATAATAAAAGAAATAAACTTGCTTGATGGCATGACAAGTGGTATGTTTCAAGCAGTACACATATTGAGCGTGAATGATGAGCCAGCAAACATTAATAGCAAGGTTTTCATGGCTTTCATTGATATTAAAACATTTGACAGGTGAGTAAATAATGGAACCTATTTTAGCAAGAGCAGTCGTATCATTTGAGTTTGATCCAGATGGAGCTTCTGGTGTTTTTACAGAGGTAGATGGTATCACCTCTATCGGTGCAACAGGTACAGTTGGAGCGTCAAAAGACAAAACAACATTATCTTCTACAGTAAAAGAGTATGGTGCTGCAATGTCTGATACTCCAGACAAAGACATTAAGTTCCAATACTATGCTACAGACGCTAATCAGCGACAACTTGTATTAGCCGCTAGAGCCAAAAAGCAAATAAACATGAAGACCGTTTGGGATGATGGCACTGAGGCAGTAGTTAATCTAGCACTTCTTGGTTTTGAGGCTGATGAGGGTACATCTGAAGATTGGCGCATGGCTACTGTTAAGGCTAAACAATCTGGTGCTGTTATCTGGACTGATCCAGTGGTAGGCTCTTAATGTCCTTATCAACGCTGCGTCTAGAGCAGAAAACCAAGCAATTTGAAATTGATGGTTTAGGCGAGATCATGATACGCGAAATGACCATTGGTGATGGCGTAAAGCTTCAGCAATGGGTTAGTGAAAATGTCGATGAGGATGATAATGTGCCTCACGACAGGTTCATGGTGATGAAGTGTCTAACCTGTATGGTGGCAGATGATGGCAACCTCATTAAAATTGAGGATTCTAACGGTGAAGCTATCACTGATGATAATCAAAAAATTGATGCCATTATAGGGCTTTTGCCTACCAATACTGTTATTGAATTGTTCAAAGCTTGTAATGAAGTTAACAAGCCGCCTGAACCAGTAAAGGAAAAAAAAAGCAAGTCCTAAGCTCGCCCGTACTATTGCTTATTAAGCGAATATGTATGCAATTAAGAAAACCTGTTCACGAAGTTATGGCTTATCCACAAGATGAGTTGCTTATGTGGCAGGTTTTTTTTAGTATTGATGATAATAAAGATCAACCTACCCTTGCTATGCCCAAACAGTCAACAAAGCAATCCATAGCCGCATTTAAAGAGGCGTTTAACTAATGACATTAAGAAAAATTACTACCCAATTCACCTTGGACTCAAAAGGTTTTGTCACAGGCGCTAAAGATATAGTCAGTAAAACTAAGTCTATCACATATTCATCAAAAGAAGCTGCTGCTGCTTATGAGTCAGCTTTTGGTGATATGGATCAGTCAGTAAAAATGACTAGCCAAGAGTTAGAAGCACATCTTGCCAAAATAAAGAAAATAGAGCGTGAAGCTAATAAAAACGCACAAGCTTACACTCGAATTACTAGCACATTAAAAAACCAAGCGCACATGCTAACTATGACCAATGAACAGCAAGAGGTCTTCTTGGCATTGCAAAAGCTAGGTGCTAATGCTACTGAAAAACAAAGAGTCGAGGTTGAAGAGTTAGTTTTAGCAAAGCAACGGCTAGTGGCAAAAACCAAAGAGGCAAGTAAGCAATCAGAGCGACAAGCAACCATATCAAAAAAAGCTACAGCTAATTTTGAGCAGCTTTCTAGGGAGTACAAGCATTTAACAGCACGTACAGGACAAAGCGCAGAGCGTCAGGAAAAAATGAATGCCTTGCAGCGCTTAGGTACTGGAGCGACACTATCTCAAAAGAAAGCTATCTTAGGTTTAGTGAGAGCGCAGCAAGAGCAGGTTGCCGCTAGTAACAACACACAAAATTCAATGCGCGGCATACGTGGTCAAGCTCAGAACATCGGTTGGCAATTGCAGGATATTTCAGTCCAATACCAAATGCTAGGGATGAATGCACAATCAACCATGCTAATTATCGGGCAACAAGGCTCACAATTAGCTAGTGGCTTTGGTGCTACTGGTGCGTTGATTGGTGCTGGTATTGCTGTTGGCTCTGCTGCGCTTGGTGTGCTAATGAAAACTATGGGTGGAACTGGTGAGCAAGCCAAAGCACTTGAAGAGGAAATGAAGTCACTCACTGATAGCATAGTTAAATTAAATGATGTTGGGCAAGGAAAAGCTTTAGGTCAGCAAATTAACGCAAGGAAAGCCACTGAGGATCTTGTTGGGTTAAACAAAGAGTTAAAAAAAGCAAAAGAGCGAATCGCTGAGGCACAGGATGAGGCAAATAAGAAAACATTTAAACTTCCCTCAGTTGAACCCAGAAGTCAGTTACCTTCCATCCCTAAAGACGAAAAAATGCTCCGCGAAGAAGCGCAGCAAGTGGATCTGCTTACCGTAGCATACAATAAGTTAAAGGAAGACATAAAGGCTAACGAGGCAGTTGTTGCTGGTGCTACTGATGCAAGCACTAAAGCGAACCAAACAGCAAAAGAACTTATAAAGACCATTGAACTTGAAATTGAGATGTATGGTAAAAGTTCTGAAGCCTTGCAGATCAGAAAGTTAGAAATAGCGGGAGCCAATAAGGAAAGCATAGAAAGGTTACGAATATTAAACGCTGAAAAAAACTTACTTGATCAGGAGGCTAAAAAAGCAAAAGAGCTAGCTGAACAACAAAAAAAAGAGGCTAGCGATAAGGAGGCCGCAGATAAAAAAGCTGCTGAGGCTAAATTACGAGCCAAAAAAGCCACTGACGAGTATTTGCAATCATTAAGGGATGAGCTTCACTTATTAGGGCTTAGCAAAGATGAAGCTATAGATTATAAAAACGCTAAAGAGGCAATGGCTAGCGGGTCTTCGGTAAAATCTTATGCCTTACTAACTGAAATATCAGCACAAAAAAAACAGATAGAGGAAGATAAAAAAGCAGCAGAGCAGAGCAGGCGCAACTTAAAAATTAACTCTGATCTGGTGTCATCACTTGTTGAAAGAGGCAATGCGATAGGCAAAACTCAGTCGCAGCTTATTACGACAAAGCTATTGCGGCGGCAAAAGCTTCCGAGGAACAGAAAGCGGCTGCTGACGCACAGGCGGCTGCTGATAAAGCCGCATCTGACGCAGAGAAAGCTAGATCAGAGCGTGAGGCAAGGTTAAATAAAATAGCTCAATATGATCCATCTGTAAAATTACAGTTACTTAATAGTCAGTACAAAGAAGAAAAGGCATTGCTTGAGGGTAATGTTGTTGCACTGAAAAACATTGAAGAACATTACACCAATGAGAGAATAAAAATTAGTGGGACTTATTGGGAGCAGTACGCATTAGCTGCCAAAGAGAATTTAGGCTCTTTTGATGATCAGGTGGCAAATTCTCTAGATAGATTTTCTGCTGGCTTTGGTGATGCAGTGAGCAATGCCATATTCGAATCGGATAATCTAGGCGAGGCTTTAGGTGATGTTTTTAAGTCCTCCACTAAAAATATGATTGCTTTTTACGCTGAGATGGCAATACAGCGCGGCATAGCTTGGGTTTTAGAGCAAACCATATCGTCAGGTAAAGAGCAGTGGTGGCTAGTGAAACAACAAAAACCACAGCAGTTGTTGCTTCTGCTGAAGCTGAAAGAGTGGCGCTACTACCATTAAGACTTGCTGTTGCAACTTCTACAGCGTTAAATGCTCAAGCAATGGCTGTACAGGCATCGCTGTCAGCGTATGCGGCAACTTCAGCAATACCTATGATTGGTCCTGTTTTAGCACCAGCGGCAGCAGCTACCGCTTACGCGACAGCACAACCTATGGCAGCAACGGTTGGTGAGATAGCTTTTGCAGGGGCTTTTGATAAAGGTGGTTTAATACCATCGGGGTCTGCTGGTATTGTTGCTGAGTACGGTGATGAGTTGGTTGGTGGCACAATGGTTTACAATGGTACACCATCATCATTAGCTGTTACTGGCAGAGAGGACACAGCAAGGCTTAATTCTAATACCAATAGGAACACTTTTAATATAAACTCTTATGGCTCTGCGTCACCAGAGGCGATAGCCAGAGCCACAGCAAGAGCATTAAAAAAAGGCTCTAAAGCACTTGATAATGCTGTTTATGATTCAGCAAATCGTGGACGAAAGAACGGAGGCAAGCGGTATGCTTGATATTAGTAGTTTCCCTTGGGCTGAGTGTTCTATATCAGAGAACAGAGTTATTTATCAGTCTGATTCATTAAATTTAAAGCGATCTTCGCGTGACACTGGAGTTCATAGGTATGAATTCGAGCTTGTTACTATTGATATGGATATGAAAATTGGGCGAGGAATAAAAGCAAAAATATCGGCTGCCACTGGTGAAACCCTACTTTTTACTCATCCTAGATTGGGTTATTCGCAAGGGGTAGAGCCACCATTAGGGATATTTGCTATTGGCGATGCTGGAGTTGTGGGTGAAAAAACCGTACAAGTAACAGGGAACATAGCTGAGTGGTCTTTGTTTGCTGGTGATCTGATTCAGTTCAGTAATGACACAAAGGTTTATGAGGTCGCACAAGACACTGGCTTGGTAATAGGTTCAAGCGTTATTCAATTAACGTTCCCATTGCGTAGAAATGTTAACGTTGGCGATAGAGTTACTATGAATGGTGTTACATGGCACTTATTATCTAATGGGGCTATTGATGTTTCAATGGAGGCTGTGGATAATCAGGACATGGAAATTACTTTAGTTGCTGTTGAGAAATTATAAATGATAAATGCACCACAAAATATAAGAGACGCTTTAAAATCAGAAAAAATTAGTTATGCAAACTTAGTGACAATTAATCTAGGCGATGCCTATGGTCAAGGCCAAGATGTAATGCTTTATTACACAGATCACGGTCATGCAATATCTTATAACGGCAACAGCTACACACCAAATAACAACCTAACAGAAATGTCAGTGATTAGTCGTAAAGCATCCACTGGATCAGATTCAGTAGAAATTGTTTTTAGTGTTACTGATGAATCAATAATCAATGCTATCAATTCAAAGAGGTACGTGAATAAAGCGACAACTATTGAACGTGTGATCATAGATGATGGAATTATTGTTGATGACTTCGCCATTCCTATTCGTACTGCGTGGGGTTTAAGTCATAGCATATCAGGTGACACTGATGATAGGACTGTTGCTTTAACCATTGATACATCATTAGGCGATCTTAATGGTGATAATGGGTGGTACATACTTAATTCATCCCATGAGCAAAGAGAGCCATCGGATAAAATAATGCGTCATAGCGGCACTGTTATGACCAAAGATCAACAAAAGCGTTACACCACAAACTTTAATGGCACTATCAGCTCAGACAATAAGCCGCCAGCATTATCAAAAGTTTACGGTTATAAGAATGTAACGTTAACGCCAATAAGCATGCTTAAACACAGGAAAACGCATAGCTCATATCGTCATTACTTCACTACGTTTATTTATGTCGTTAGCATAGGTGAGTGTCAATCCGTTGATCTTGCTAATATTCAAAAGGGTGGTGAAAAATTCCCTATAAGAAATGTGATAAACGATGATTGGGATATTGGCGGCTGGTCTATGCGTTTGCGTAAGCCATCTCAAGCTACTACTGAGTTGAATACATACAACAAAGGTTTTAATTTTTGGCTTGAAAATATGGACGCTGGCGAATTAAAACGCCTTAACGGAATGTATGGTAAAGGTCTCACGCTGCTATTAGTTAAAAACAGGAACCGTGATGATTGGCTGCAATCTCCACCAGAGCTTTCAGTTCCCGTTTATGGTGGCAAGGTCTATGATCCAAGAACAGGTAGAACCGAGTTTTCACGAAACCCTATGCTACAGTATGCGGATTTTTTACGATCAAGAGAATATGGTGCTGGCAACAGGGATATACCACTTACAGATGAAAATATATCAGAAATAGCCGACTACTTTGATCAGTTGCCCGATTCAGTAGGGAACGATGGCATCAACTCTATAAAAACAGACATAGTGGTTGATACGTCAAACCCGATTATAGACAACATGAATATATGGATGGAGGGTGTCAGGTTATATACATCTGATTATTACGGCAAGTTTCTCGTCCGTGTTGAGTCGAAAAGGAATGTTGATTGGTTTTTAGATGAAAGCGAATTAGCTGAAACTCCAGATTTTGAGTCAGGGGATTTTACCGACAGACTTAACCAATTAACTTACTCCATTAAACAGCTAGTTCCAGACAATTCTGATGGAGCAAGTAATGGTGATTTAATCGAGGTTGATGTTGAGGCCACCTTTCCTATTGATGGTTCTGAGCTGCATGAAAAATGGATAGCCGAGGATGGTGGAATTCCTAACTTTGACTCAACAAGCTTAGATTATGTCACTGATACAGAGCAGGCGTATTATTGGGCTATGGTTGATGCCAGAATATCACGCGAACCAAGAACAATGACGCTTAGCGTTGGCGCTGAGTATTGGCTTTCAGAGGTTGGTGATGTCCTTAGTTTTTCATCTAGCATAATGGGCATTGATGAAAGTCTTTGGAGGATAAGCGAGATCAGCGAAAATGACGCTGAAGTAGAGCTTGAATTAGTATCCTATGATCCAAATTTTTACACACCAGATCCAGATGCAGTGCCAGAGCCTACCCCTTATGCAATGCCACCAACATCGGAATCACTTTCTGCTGTGTCAGGCATGGCAATCAGAAGTGAAAATAACGAGCTATGGCTTACTTGGGAGCCGCTACCTAGTGCCAACCTTAGTTGGTATGCTGTTGAAGTTGAAAAAAATGGCGCTTTATTCTTAGACAAGCCTAAAGTTGGGCAGCCACCGATCAAGTTAGACAACATAACTATCGGTGATTACAACGCAAAGGTTACAGCTATTGGCATTGAAGATGAGGGGCAAGAGTCTCAGTTATCTTTCACAGTGTCACCACCAGAAATACCTGCCTTAGTTACCAATGCAGGCAATTTTGAGATAGAGATTGTACCTACATTAAGTGGAAGTTACTTTGGAGTAACGTTTGAATTTTATTCAAATTCTGTGGACGATTTTTCATCGGCATCATATAAAGGCACTTCAACATCGCTAACGGTGATCGGGTTATCTCCAGACACTAATTATTATTTTTGGGTTCGCACTGTTGGTTTGGCTGGTAATTCCGTTTACGCAAAAGCGACTGTAAAAACCACAAACGACTCAACAGGACTTAATGATGTAATAACAGATCTAAATGTAGACAACTTCACTGACGAGGTTAGCGACCTCATCAACCAGACTAAACAGTTAAATACTGAAACTGGTAAAAGCATTCTAGAGTCGTACAATTTTAATGGCGCACTAATCCAACAGGAGGTAAAAGATAAAAACACCTTGGCATCTGAGGTGCTAAAACTTACTACTGATTACGCTGAGTGGCTTGATTCTTACGAAAAGAGGCTTTTAGCTGACGAAAAATTAATAGATGCCAGCGCTTACTTTGATCCAGAATCAGGCTCTATAGTCTTTCGTGGTTATGAGTATTCAGATAAGAAGTTCAGCGAGGCCGAAATACTTATAGATGGCGTTAATTCCGAGGTATCAATTCAGGCCAGCAGAATAACAAGAACAAATGAGGCTCTAGCAAATGCTGAAGCAGAAATAAAGGTCAATGCTGACAATATAAAACTACGTGCAACGTACTCAGAGGTGACAGAGGAAATAGCTGGCGCTTTAGATGCCCTAGTTCCAGCACTATCATACCAGTTTAATACAGGTGATGATGGCTGGACTGGTGTATCATGGAACCCAGCCGCCTATATTCAGTTTGACCAAACATCTGAAGCTGGAGTTTCAGGGTTGTCTGTTGATGCTGACGCTAACACGACAATCATAATACGTACTCGCAGCAGCAATGCTGTCGATTCCTATTTTAGCTGGAATGGTTTACAGCAAAAAGTACCTATGGGAATAGGGATAACGGACAACGAATGGGAAATAAAAAACATAGTGCTTTCCCCCAGCGATGGCTGGAGTGGAACTGTCACAAGTATTCAGATTGAAAACGGTGAAAATAAAACACTCGATATAGATTCTTTTGTTGTAGGTAAACCTCAAGCTAACGCTATAGCGCTTGAGGATCTTACAGCAAGAACGACCAGTATTGAAGTGGATATGGATGCTGCAACAGGTCGAATGGCACAGTATGCAACAACTCAATGGGTAAATAGTTCAGGGTATCAAACCAGCTCAGATGTGGTGTTATTAATAAACTCGTTTGACACTACCTACAGTGTTTCAGCGACATTGGAAGAGTTTTCAAACAACAACACACTAGAAAAAGCTAATTATGCGTCTACATGGGTTGATGGTGCAGATGGCAATATTAGGAATGTTGTCATCGCATATAATGCTAGTGAGGGTGGCATTGATGATACGATCACCGTCATAGAAGATAATATTAGCGCACTGAACGGTGAAATAAATAATAGTATAAGCTCAATAAGAGGTATTGAAATTGAGCAGAGAGATCAAGGTATTGAGTCGGTTCTTGATGCTTACAGCCTTTTTGTAACAGAGAGTGATCGTGTAAAAGATAGCAAGTCGCTGGCATATGCAAACGAAAAGTTAAAAGCTGTCGCTGACGATACACAGTCTAATGCAGAACAGTCGCTAGAGTTATTGGCACTATACGAAGAAAGTGCTGCGGATATTAAAAGTTTATCTCAAGTAGTATCAAATTCTAGTCAAGCGTCAGCAATAAGAGAGGAGCAGTTAAGGGCAGAAATAACCAAGGGAGATAAGACAAATTCATCTGCTATAAATGATTTAGATAAAGCTTTTGTTGATGAAAAGCAAGCTACGGCTGAAAGGTCAGCGCAGATGTTGGTTCAGATGAGCGAGGGAGATGTTAATACGCTTGCTTCAGCAAATGAATACACCAGAATATCAGTTGGTTACTGTGTTGATGCGGATGGAAATATTACCAATGAAACTGACGCTGTAGAATGCGTTGCGATTGATGGTAATTCATGGGTTGATGGTGCTTTGTCAGAGTATATTAGAAACCTAAAAATAAGCAACGGTTCTGATCTAGTAAGCATTTCAGATATTAGACAAGTTTTCGACTCTGAAGATGGAAAGTTAATTGCCCGTGGCGGCATGTTATCTAACAATAAAGGTCAAATAACAGGCTATTCTAGTTTCAACGATGGAGATACATCATTATTTGATATCGTGGCTGAAAATTTCCGCGTAGGAGTTCTTGATTCAGAGGGTAACTTTGTTCCATTGCTAAACCTAGATGACAACAAGGATCAGTTAGAAATTAAGGCTAACTTGGTGCTAGGTGACGGATACAAAGTGCAATCTATTGATGATATAAAAGCTCAAGACGGATCAACGATATATTTAGAGTCTCAATATAGTGTTTATGGTACTGGTAGTTGGCATTACCCAATAGAGAACGGAGACAATTTTGTCAGGCAAAGGACTGTTAATGATGGTGTTGCTGGCAGTTGGTCTAATGCAGCAAAAATAACAGGCGAAAATGGTAGAGATGGTACTGATGGCATAAATGGTACTGATGGT